TACCATAAGTTTTCATCTTAATATGTATATATTATATCATCAATACATATACTTGACAAGTATCAATACAAACACTTGACAAGTATCCAAACCATATGTAGAATACCTTTGTGGGGTTTGAAGAGATAGCTATAGATTACTTAGATTCTTTAGGATCTTTATTAGAACCTTTATAAATCTTCTCTAGGATTTCTTTTGCATCTCTTACACTAGAAAGATATCCCATCTTTCTATCTATTTTAGAAGAACCATCATTTTTGTCTTTATTACTGCCAGTTCTAACATATTCCTGATACATCATTATAATTTCTATATCAGATGATTCTGATAGAGTAAGAACATCATCCAATCTAATTATAAACATATCTTCAGATGTAGTCTTTAACCATGGTTCTATTTTATAACCAACTACATTATCTGTTTTAGATTTAATTTCCTTTACATTAATCGGATTAGAAACTATTAGCATCGTTCTGTCTTGCTCTTCAGAGGCTGCTACTTTAGCAAATATTTCTTCTCCGCTTCTAAGTTTAATAGTTGCGTAAAAATCTTCTTCTATCATATTCCTCCGTTGAGTTGTATTGTAACAATTTCATAATTAAACTTCTCCTCATTATATTGTTTAATCCGCTCTATAAAATGATTAAGCGTATAGTTTCTTCTTGTAGTAGTTGAACAGTCGTCAGATATATCGTATAAAGTTGCTTTTAATTTGTTTTTTCCCTTTCTAAGCACACGTCCAATGCTTTGAAGGTTTCTGATTCGGGATTTGCTAGGTGAGGCGAAGATAACATTATGGAGATTTTTAATATTGATACCAGTAGAGAAAGTTCCATAAGATGCAACAATAATGGCGTTGTCTTCTCTTTCAGTTATTTCTCTTACTAACTCTCTTTCTTTAGTATCAACTCCACCGTGGACAAAAAATACTTTTTGGTTATCTTTCTTTTGATTATTTATCTTGTCGAAAAGAAGTTGTCCATGTGCTTCTACTCTTGCAAATAGCACAAGGGTATTACCTTTAGTATCTAATGCAAGATTGGTAATAAAATTATTTCTTTGTTGATGAGTAATTATGTATTGTACTTCATCTTCAAATACATCAAATTTGCGAGGAGGATGTTTGAGAACAATACACTGAATATCTAATTGGGATAAATGTCCTTGCCGCATCAACTCATCTGTTCTGGTCACTTTGTATGAAGGACCAAAGACTCCCTCTAACACCCACTTATGCGTCTGTGTGCCGTCTAAAGTTCCAGTGAATCCAAATCTATACTTTGCATGATGAAGTTTGGTCATGATGTTAATTAGAGACTTAGACTTGAATAAGTGTGCCTCATCACCAATTACCACATCATATTCTTCAAACCAAGATCTTTCTAACTTATAGATAGATTGCCAGGTAGTAATAGTTATTGGAACATTACTATGCTTTTCTCGACCAGAATAGATACGGTGACAGTATGAATCAGCATCCCAACCATAGTCAAGAAAATCCTTGTGCATCTGCTCTACAAGAGATGTCGTTGGAACAACTAAAAGAACTTTTTTCCCTTGGTTCTCGTAGTATCTTACAAGAGAATAAATCATCAAAGATTTGCCAGAAGCAGTGGGGCTTATCAATAGCTTTCTATTGTGTTTTAAAGCACCGTATACTCCCTCAATTTGATACTTCCTGGGAGTATGAGAACAAATGGAATGCATATAATCCTTGACACCTTCATATGATATCTCATCATTCTCTTCATATGGGGTGCCATAAAATTTATTATCCTCAAACGTGTAAGAATAATCGTATTGCTTACAGAAACTTATAATTTTATCTAACAGACCGACATAGATTTGTTTGGAACGCATATCAAAGAGATGTATCTCTCCGTTCCAATTTCTACCACGATACTGTGGCATAAATTTTGCATTAGGAACCTCAAACTTAAAGTGGTCTCTAAGTTCATACTCTATATGAGGTTCTGTATTGATTTTTAAAAATACTTCGTTGGACTTAGATATAACAAGATTTGCTGACGTATCAATCACAAAGATCCATTCATCTAATAATATTTATTACATATTCTCAAACTTATATTCCAATATTATTCTATACAAAGAATCTCTTAAGTACCAAAGATGTTCTTGTTCGGTTGGATGTCTAGCAGGAGAACCTTCCCAATTTTCAATTCTTTTTAAAACGCAGTGATGTAAGAGGTAAATATCCTCTATGGTTAAATTAACTGAGTAATCAAAATCTTGACTTGGTTGAAATTCTTCATCCATTATCCGAGTCCTGCATTAAACCTCATAAACTCAATTGCGTTTTTAATCTGATAAGTTCTATTAGTTATCTGTTTGAGTATACTCTCAATATAAACTAGCATTGTATCGTAATAGTCAATTTTTAATGAAACCCCTGAAAGTTTTTCATCTGCATCCAAATATTTTTGCATAGTATCTTTATCTCTAATTTTTTTAGGGAAAGGATTGTCTATGTAAATTTCTGGGTCCGATTTTCCACTAAAATATTCATAACGTTCGTGGCGAATATTCTTACGTTGCTGCTCTGCTTTTTTTCTTAAAAGAAAGATTGTATTATATAATTCAAAATATTTTGCGTGGAGTGCTGGAATACCTAAAGACTCATTATGTAAATTGTCTGGGTCTATTTTAGAATCTTTCTCCCACATATCTTGAATAGATTCAAGATCAAAACTCATAAATCTTGTCCTCTAGTATTTGTTATATTATAGTTAGTATACTTGAAAGATACCTCTGCTGTAAAGTATTCGATATCAGTATCTGTAGCATCAAAGGTTAATGTTGATAATGAGTATGGAAACAGGTCTTTAAAATTAACTTGGAACTTAGGTACGTTATTGCTACTTAAAATTTGAAGAGTACCATCAGAGTAGATATTATCCCCTTGCCCGTCAAAAATAGTATCAATACTATTTGGTAAAGTTTTTTGCGATTCAAAATCATTAAACTCTTTTAAACTATCTGGGAAACCTAATCCACGAATCCATTTTTGAATTTCCATATAGTTTCCAAAATCTTCATCAATAAGATAACGTACTGTTAAATCGCCAAATTCAATTTTATCACCAGGAACTGGAACATCTTTAAGGTAAGAAGGTTGAATAACTACTCCCAAATCCATTGCGGGAATATTTGCTTGATTGCAAAAATATGATACTTGCGGAATTCTATCAATCCTGAATATAAACCCAACAGGTGCCAAATAGTTCCTATTCTCAATGGGCGTTACATATGACATCGGTTTTTAGATATTTAGCATAAAAAAGACCCCCTCGATGAGGGGGTCTGAAAGGACATGTGGGGCAACCGCTTCCGCAGCAACCACTTGACTCACATGAGGTTCTTAACGCGAACGCGACGATAGTAGCGGTTAGCGTTAGTTGTAAGAGCGCCGAGACCTTGTGTATCTCCCTGTGCGAAGGGGTTAGCAACCATGCCGTAGCGCGTCTTGAAGCCAATTTTTGGCTGGAAGGTGTTCTCGCCAACTGCACGAACCATCTGAAGAGGAACGTAAGGGCAGTAGAACAGACCTGCGTCATAAGGGGAAGAACCCTTATAACCAACGACGTAATACTGGTCAGAAGTGCCAGTGCCGGTGTTTGCCGAATAAGGATCGATATATACGCGATACTTACCTTGGAGAACACCTGCGAAGGTGTTGCCGGTGTCGTCAACGTTCAGGTTAGCGTTGAGTGCAGGGGTGTAATCGAGTACGCCTGCCATGGTCAGAGCAGAAGCAACGTCTGCGGAGCAGAGGATGATGTTGCCCTTTCCACGACGAGTGCGCTGTGCGATTGCGTTAGCGTCTCTTTCGATTTGGAAGAGAAGACCCTTGAATTTCTCAACAGACCAACGACCGTTAGAGTCAACGTCGAGGTCAAATTGACCAGGAGTTGCGGTGTTGTTAACAGCACCTTGCTCTGCAGTCTTGTAGATGGTTCTGATGACTTCACGGTTGATTTCAGCAAGAATCTCTGTGGAGAGAATGTTTGCCAATTCCGCTTCAGCGTTCAGACCGTGAATTGCCTTAAGGTCTTGTGCGAGTTCTAAAGAGTACTCTGCTTTCAGTGCTCTAGACTTAGCAGTAACGGTGACCTTCTCGATCGAGAAAGCCATCTGGTTGAATTCACCTTCGGTGCCATCACCCAGTTTTTCTGCCGAGTCGGTACGCATACCCTGACCAACATCATACACCTCTTGAGATGCTGATGCGGTTGGGTTCAAGAGACCAGGGTTGCTGCCGCTTTGTGCAGTTGTACCCATACCAGCAGCAACACCGGTCATGCCGTTGGTGTTGTTGAAGTCGGAATCTTGACCAGAGAATGCTGTGTCTGCTTCGTTGTAGAATGCCTCTGTGCCACTCTGAGTCTGATACCTAGAACGCATCGCGAAGATGAGTCCAGTAGGTCCAGACATAGGCTGGACGCCTGCCAGGTCATA